ACGTACAACCCCCTTTTGAGGACTGCACAAAAGAAGAGCATGATCGTTTAGCCAAACATTTGCATGCAATTAATCTTGATGATGTGCGTGAAAAGGAAGATGTCACATCTCTTAATGATCAAGCAGCGTGTGCAGGAAATAGTTGTGAAATAAACCTATGATAAATAATAGGTGTGGATGTATAAAGGCAAAGAATTTACAAGTGACATGATTCAGTCATATGTTGGTTTTGTATATATAATAACCAACATTGAAAATGATATGAAATACGTCGGTAAAAAACTTTTTGTCAAAAAGCAAACTTTACCACCACTTAAAGGTAATAAGAAAAAAAGAAAGATCATAAAAGAATCTGATTGGCAATCTTATTATGGTTCTTCTACAACAGTCCAAACATTAGTTGAAGAGAAAGGTTCAGAATTGTTCAAAAGAGAAATCCTTCACTTATGTAATACCAAGGGTGAAATGTCTTGGTTAGAGTTGAAGGAACAAGTTGATAGAAATGTTTTGTTGCGTAATGATTATTACAATGGAATAGTCCAGGTAAAAATTCACAGATCACATCTTAAGACATTAAAATTTACTGCATAAGGATATCTCTATGAATGCATTACTGTTAACCACCGCTTTATCTCTCTCTGCCGTTGCTGCATTTTATTCTATTGCAGGTTTGATGGCTATTTTTGCTGCCGCACCAGTTGCGGTTGCTGTTATGGCTGCTGTTTTAGAAGTTTCTAAATTAGTAGTAGCTCAATGGATGTTCTATAATTGGAAGACTATACCAGCAGCCATGAAAGTTTATTTTTCAAGCGCACTAATTGTTTTGATGATTATAACTTCTATTGGTATTTTTGGATTTTTAAGTAAAGCTCACATTGAACAAAATATATCAACAGGTGATGTCACTGCACAAGTAGAATTAGTAGAAGAAAAAATAAAACTACAGCAATCTATTATATTAGACTCTAAAACCACTATAGACCAATTAAATTATCAAATTGAAAAATATACAGACTTAGGTGCGGTATCCAAGGGCGTTGAAGTTCGAAAGCAACAAGCAAATGAAAGAGAATCATTATTAAATCAAATTGAAATTGCACAAAACAAAATTCAAGAATTAAATGAACAAAAATTAGAATTGACAACTTCTATTAGAGAAGTAGAAGCTGAAGTAGGACCTTTAAAATATCTTGCAGCTTTAATATACGGCGACAATATTGGTAATGATTTATTAGAAAAAGCTGTTAGGTGGTTTATTATTTTGTTAGTAGTAGTGTTTGATCCTTTAGCGGTGACAATGCTAGTGGCTTCTAAAAATTTCCAAACAACATCTAGTTATAATGATGACATTACACCTCTAATTGGCCTAATGCAAACCAATCATATAGACACTTTAAGGCGTATGGACAAGTTAGAAAAACATTTCAATATGACATTGTCTGTCTCTCCTACAAGCGACATGTCATATAACGATGCGCCTTCTGAAATTTCAGATAAAAATGACCATGCCACAAAAAAAAGAAGATTTCCGCCAGGGTGACCGTTGATTAATATTTGATATTGTGTTATAATATAGTAGGTGATAAAGAATGAGTTGGTTTATAAAGGACAATAAGCGAACTGTCGTTTTTGATGACAAGTTCAATGAAAGTGTTATTGAAGATGTCAAGAAGGATCTCATTACGAAGGCCCTTCATAATTCAGCATATGACAGTGTCACTGTGACCTTTACAAAAAAGAACGGTGATGTTAGAGACATGAAGTGTACTCTTAGGGAAGAAAAAATTCCCGCTGAACATGTCCCCTCTTCAGCAAATGGCACGTATGATAAGGATACTGTTCGTAGGGTCTTTGACCTTGACAAGCAGGCCTGGCGTTCATTTCGTTGGGACAGTGTCATAAAGTTTGATTGTGAATTTGCAAAGGATTGATAATGAAAGTCAAGAATAAGGCAAAGCGTGCCAACAAAGCAAAGTACCTAAATGAATGGGGAGAGAAGCTTCCCCTTATTAATCCAGACAACAACTTTGATGAAGAGTATGCGGCTGCTCGTAGCTGGTATATTGTTCGTTGGTCTACACGCGATTACCGCGGGGCTTTGAAGACTTATGTAAAGTCTTGCAAGCAAAAGAAGTATGTGTACGCCATTGGCGCTGCTAATATTTCTGAAATTCGTGACGCTGCAATTCTTTGTGAATTGGAGACCAGAGACCAGAATGTGCCTCTTGACAAAATGGAAGAGGTTTTTTCTGTCCTTGAAAATATTTTCAAAAAGTATCCCAAGCCACAGAAAGAAACAAACAAAGTGTCTATTCAGGAGAGAATGGATGCGCTAGCTAAAAAGTTCGGTGCAGACATTGACGGTGAAATTGATAATTTCATTATCAACAATTGCAAAAGCGATTTCTGTATCAAAAATTACATCTCAATCAATCAAATTTCTGGTCCTGTATGTAAAAAGATCGCTGAATTTTACAATTCTCTTTTGTCTGAATTGCATAGTGTGATTGAAGGGAAGGATGCTGATCTAAAAGAAGGATACAGCACGTATACACGCCCTCAAATCAAAAGATATGCAGAGTTTGTCCAGACCATCATTGAAGCTTGCAAGCTCAATGGTAAAAATGTCGAGCGCAAACCTCGAAAGAGAAAGGTCAAGCCTGCTGCTGTTATTGTTAATAGCCTGAAGTATATGAAGAGGTCTGATGAACTAGGAATTGATTCTGCAAAAGCATCTGATATTGTAGGCGCTTCTGAGCTGTGGGTGTTCAACACACAGAAGAGAAAGTTGTCTGTATTTTTTGCTGCTGACCCTGCAGGTCTGAGTGTTTCAGGTTCGTCTATTCGTAATTATGACGTGTACAAATCGCTGATGAAGAATGTGAGAGATCCAAAAACTTTGTTCAAGGATTTTGCAAAAACTAATAAGAGGACTATGAAGAATATGTGGAATAATATTCGTAGCAAAGAAACTCCTGCCAAGCCTCGAATGAATGAACACACATTGATCCTGGCGGTGAATTAAATGGAATTTAAATATAAACCTGTCGGAGCAAGTGGTGACTATGGTTGGATGATTGTTTATGGCGATGTAAATATAGTAAAAGTAACCACTGCGTTACAAGCATCTAAAGCTGTAGCTACATTAAATGGCATTTTAGAAACACTAAAGCCAAAGGAAACAAATAATGATTAATACACAACAGATTGGGCCGACTGGACCAGAATTTCCCGCACAAAAAAAGCAAGAAGAACAACCCCAGTTAACCTTAGAACAAACAATAGACATTTTAGCAGCCCAAGAAATAGTCAAACAGTTTGGAGAGTCTGCCTGGAGCAATCAAACTCGCCCTGTAAGGCGTGCTTTTATTAGAGTAAGAAATGATATTAGAAAAAAGATTGTTCGAAGGGCTATGCACAAGACATTAAAACAAAAGTGAGGTTTTATGCCAGTATTAATTGATTATTCACAAGTGGCTTTGTCTACTATCTTTCAGTTCCAAAAAGACTTAAAGAAAAATTCTTCTAATAATGAAGCTGTCAATATTATTAGACATGCTGTATTATCTGGTATTAAGTTTTATAATAAAAAGTACAAAGACGCCTATGGCGATTTAATTTTAGCTTGTGATGGCAAAAATTATTGGCGTAAAGACATTTTTCCTTATTATAAGGCTAACAGAAAAACAGCAAGGCAAAAGTCTGACCTTGATTGGCATTTGATTTTTGATACAATCTCAACTATTAAAGATGAGATTAGTGAAAATTTTCCATACAAAGTTATTTGCGTTGATAGAGCAGAAGCAGACGATGTTATTGCTGTTTTGTGCAAGTGGTATCAAAAGCACGAGACTGTTGATATGGGCGTTTTTGAAGAGCTGCAGCCCATTCTAATCATTTCTTCTGACGGAGACTTTAAGCAATTACAAAAATACAGTAATGTTAAACAATGGTCTCCTATTCAAAAAAAGTTCATTGTGTGTGAGAATGCAAAATCATTTCTTAATGAACATATTGCCAAAGCAGGTGATGATGGTATTCCAAATGTATTAAGTCCTGATGATGTGTTTGTTGATGAAAATGCCCGTCAAACAAAAATGATGAAAACCCGACTACAACAATTTATAAAGTTGGGTAGAGACGCGTGTCAAAATGATGAACAGTTAAAAAATTGGGATAGAAATAATAATCTAATTAATTTAGATTTAATTCCAGAAGACGTGGTATCTTCTATTATAAATAGTTATAAAGAAAGCAAACCCAAAGGCAATAAAATGACTATTTTTAACTACCTGGTTAAAAATAAATGTCGCCTGTTGCTTAATGATATTGAAGAATTTTAATAATAGGATTATCATGGCACAACATATTACAGAATTTTTAAAAGAAGTAAATGACAACATTCAGGTTTTAAGAACAAAATATCCTAGAATCCCTAACAGCCCATTAGACACTCTCTTTAAGCACGCCTATATCAAGCAGTTTAAATTTTTACTGCCTGAAGGTGATCCTCCATATAAAAAGAGTCAAGAAGAACTAGGAACAACACCTTCTACATTATTACAGCATGTGCGAAAATTTTATACTTTATGTGATCCTAATTTGAGGCCTGTTAAGCGCGAACAAATTTTTATTGAGATGTTGGAGTCTATTCACCCAAAAGAAGCTGAAGTTTTAATTGCAATTAAAGACCAAAAGTTAAATGAATTATATTCAAAAATAACGCGCAAAACGTTAATACATGTTGGATATCTTCCTCCACTTTCTCCTGAAGAAATTGCGGAGGAAGAAGCTATTGCTGAAGCTAAAAAAAACAGAGGTCCTGGGCGCCCAAAAAAAGAAATAGATCCAAATGCTCCGAAAAAGAAGCCAGGAAGACCTCGAAAGCCGATAGACCCCAATGCAGTAAAACGTCCGCCTGGCAGACCCCGGAAAACAAAGCCATTGGAGCAATCTACCACAATAGACAACCCCCTCCTAAGCGTTCCAATTATATACAAACAATAATTAATTATATAACTAGATTATGGATACTGGTATGGATACATTAAATGAAAATTTTATTAAAATCACATTACACCACCAAACAAGTGGTTTAGATTACGAATTAAAGGTAAGTGCTGATAGTAGCTGGTCTACTCTTATCACACAATTTATTCTTTTTTTAAAGGGAGCAGGTTACGTTGTAACTGAAGAAGATATCATAGAATATTTAATAGATTATACAGGGTATGAATTAAACAAATCAAATGATGTTTTTGATTGGCCAGTATAAAGGAGAAAACTAGTGAGTGAAAAGTATAGATTTCATATTTTAGGGTTGCCACATACAGTAACCCATCGTGATTATACAGGATGTGCTTATAGCATGAAAGTCCTCAAGTTTGCAAAAATGATGACTTCACGCGGACATTCTGTAGTACATTATGGGCATCCAGATTCCGATATTGAATATATGGATTGTTCTGCTAATGGCGGAAGTTTTGAACACGTGAATGTAATTCAACCAAAAGATTTGGAAATTGCATATGGAAATTACGATTGGCGAAAAAACTTTTTCAAGTTTGATATGAATGATCACGCCTATCAAACATTCTTTAAAAATGCTATTGAAGAAGTGGGTAAGCGTAAGGGGCCGAAAGATTTCTTGCTTCCTTTTTGGGGTCACGGCCATCGACCTATTTGTGATG